TATTGTATGGTGATTTTTTTGCTGAAGGTATTGCAAATTGCATTTCAAATGTAAACTGATAATTACCACTTCCTTTATATTGTACACGGGCACGATATGTTGCTTTTGCTGATTTACCAAACATAGGAACATCTTTTAATTTTAATGGATTTTTTGAACCCATCAAATAGAAGCCGTGTGTTCCTACATTTACATAGTACGTGGCTTTTTTGTTATAGTATTGTTCAATTTTGGTTGCTGATATTTCTCCACGAATGTCTTTGAATGTATCACGATCACGCTCATATCTTTGTTGCGGTGTCATTTTACCAGCAGTGGCTTCCCATTTCAAATCTTTGTCTCGTTTATAGGGAACTTCTTTCCATTGTTTTTTGATAATTTCAAATAGACCAACTTCTTCTGCAAGTTCTTTGATGAACATCTTTTCTTCATCATCTTTTTTGATATCGCCAAACTTCCATGGATTCTTTTTGTCTGATGAATCGTATTTTAAAACCAAAGAACCAGCAGATGCAGCCGTAATCTTCAATTCACAACCAGCTTTGATTTTTTTATACTCTAACATCAAGTCTGGCTGATCATGACCTGCACCAGCTGGAACAAAACTTTTAGGAACTAGCCCCATTGGTTTTAAAACCTTTGCAGCATTAATTTCGTACTGAAATCCTTGTTGAGCAGCCATTAAAAAATCTCCTTAATGGCATATTTATACTTTAAAACCTCCAAACTTATTCTTTGTGCCAGAGAGTCTTTCACGATCACCAAAACTATTCAAAGGTTTATCATCGACTTGACCGGTATCTACCAAATCATCTTGTGCAGTCTGTTCTACATCATACAGCTTCATCTTTGCCCTGTCAATACCTACCACGAATCTTTTATAATAACTTGGATCATTATACCGATTCTTGAGTTGCTTAATCATTAACTGATTCAATTGTTCCAATTCTTCGGTACTTATCAAAGCAAACATAAAGTCGGCTGTGGCTGGCAGACCGAACGATTCTGACGTATCTTCTAAGCCTGGATCCGAGCTGGTGAAGCCGCTTCGGGTTGTCTGTGTAGCTGACATGATGGGAACATCAAACTCGACGGCCAGACCCCTCAATTCTTCGGCAATAGCCTTAATATAAGAATAACTATTTACGTTAGCACCAGGCTTGATTCTGGCACTTGCACAAATGTTAAGATAGTCAATAAAGATGATATCAGGTTTGAAACTCTTTTTAAGTTGCAATTCATTTAACAAAGCACGAAAATGAAGTGCTGATGATGAAGCGGTAGGATATTCTTTGATAATAAGCTTACCCTGTGTCTTTACTCTCAGAGCAGAAAACTTGCGATCATAGTCTTGCTTTGAGATAGAGTTCAAGTCTGCAATGTCAATGTTCAATAGATTAGCATCAATACGTTCTGCAATTCTTTCTTCAGCCATCTCCATCGTGATATACAAAACATTTAGACCCTGTGACAAACAAGAACCTGCAACGTGACACATGAACAAAGATTTACCAACACCAGTGCCAGCAAGTGCAATGTTCAAAGTCTTTTTAGGCAAACCACCTTTTGTGATCTTATTGAACAGATCAAGGTCAAAAGGAATTTTCGATTCGTGTCTGTGATAGAAGTCGTATCGTGATGATGAATCGTCAATGTAATCGTGACCAACTGATGCATCAAAAGATACACCAAGAGCATCACTCAATAGTTTTGGAATTGAACCCTTGTCTTCTTTCTTAGTCTTGTCATCTAGAATTTTGACCGATTGCATGATTGCATTATACAATGCACGATCTTGACAAAACTTTTCGGTCTGATTAATCAGCCAATCGACATCTGTTGGCTCATCTTTGTCTGCATTGATTTCACGAATCATTTGAATAGATTCGCTGACTTGATCTTCTGAAAGTTTTTTCGATTCTGTAAAGTTAATTACAAGTGATTCATATGTGGGAAGGTGTTTATATTCTTGTATGTGGCTATCAATCTCGTTGAATACAATCTTTTCTATTGCATCGGTAAAATATTCGACTTTGATAAATGGTAAGATTTTTCTTGCAAAGTCTTCATTAAATATCAAACTCTTCAGGATTGTAGTTTCTAGTCTTTTCATCTTGGATTTGTGCCGATAAAATTTTTGTTAAGAGATCACCCATTATTGTATGAAAGTCTGGGTCATTTGTCAATTCGTCTGGATCATGATCACCAGGAAAATCTATTACATAAGAGAATTGAAGTTTTGCAAATCCTTCATCTTCAACGACTCTTGCTTTACCGTAATGATATAAGACACCAGCGTATTTTCCTTTCAGAATACCTACGCCAGTGACTGTTTTATCATTAGATTCCACAAATTTGTAATCTACATTTTCTTCAAGCTGCATCGGCTTCTTCCAAAACTTCGTTTTCTCCCATAATGTTGCTATAAGTGATCTCATATTTTTTTCTCACATATGCTTTGAAGGTATCATTTTGAAGAATATCTTTCCAGAACTCTTCTGTTTGTGTATCATCAAATCTAACTTTGTTTAAAATTTCACCTGTACTTTGGTCAACTTTTGCATACCAACCATTACTCGGCTTTGTTACGAAATTGCTTTCGAGTGCAATATCCATAAGACCAGACCACTTGTTAATACCACCGTCAAAAGATACAGTAACAGGTATCTTAGATTTTTCACGAACATATCTTGACTTTTCTACGTTGATAATAAAGTTATAGCCAACAAGTTCTGTGCCATCTTTGTCTTGCTGACGACCAAGAATCCAAATCGTATCGGCAGAGTAATACGAACCAGTACCTCCACCAACGATATCTTTTGGGAACATACCAATTTCTTTGTATGTGTGATTAACAACAATCATTGGAATATCTTTAAGAGTTAAGTGTGGTGTGATCATACGGAACAAACTCTTGATCTGTTTTGCACGTGACATATCTGCCACAGATTTGCCCTCAATTGAATCTTCAACTTCTTTCTTTGATGCAAGATTACCAATTGAATCAAGAATGATAATCACTCGATCGGTCTTTTCAATACTCTGTAGTTGATTCATGATATCATGCTTCAATTGTTCTACGTCGGTAATTGGTGTGTGTAGTACACGCTCAGTATCAATATTAAATGTTTCAAAATACGATTGTGGTGTACCAAACTCTGAATCGTAAAACAAAACAACAGCATCTTTATATTTCTTCATGTACGCAGATGCCATCAAAAGTGCAAAGGCCGTTTTGAAATGCTTAGATGGACCGGCAAACATCGTCAACACTGGTGTCAAACCACCATCAAGATTGCCAGACAGTGCAACGTTCACCATAGGAACGTCTGTCTGTATCATATCTTTTTCAGTAAAGAATTGCGACTTTGAAAGTATGGAACTTTCTTTGATCGTTGAACTCTTCTTTAGTTTATCAAGTACGCTCATTTATATCTCCAATATTGGCTATTTTTTCTTTCGGTATAATTTCATGTTTATCGTCTGCAAAAAAAGTTTCAAGGCTTCTTGTTGAAGTGGCTTCAAACTTTTTTTTCTTTGCGGACCTTTTTACTGGTTCAGTCTCAACAACATCTTCTTTCATCTTACGAAGTGTCTGATTTGCTGCTATCAATAGTAACACAGCAAGTGGGTCAAACACAATGATAATAATAAAGATTACCAGACGAACTGCTTTATCAATAATGTCTCTGTCTTGTGTGCCATATACTACCTCGGCAACGTACTTGATAGGTCCCAAGTCTGATTCAGCCTTCTTAACTTCCAAGGATAAAGGAAGCTTTTCTTCCGTGAGTCTTTGAATTTCTTTTTGAAGCCCTGCATTCTCAGTAGCGATTCTCTGACGGTCTTTCTGTTGGGCTTTGCGTATCTGGTTTGCCCTCTCGGCACCCCTCTCGTCTTTCGACCTGCCCATAATTTGATCGACAGCTTCATCATACTGACTAAGGTTCTTGTTATTCCTCTCAATGGTCGTTTGAATGCTCTTGATCTTTTCTTCATATATAATTACCTTTTCAACTAAGGGTGCTATGCTGGTTGAATGT